ACGACGCGGAAGCGCAACTGTACTGTCGAATACATCCTGCTGGACTTGGGTGGTGTCCGCTGGCCTGAACCCACACCGGAGACGAATAAGTCCACCAAACGGACTACCAAGGCGGTAGGAAGTAGCCCACCAGACGGACTACAAGTAGTCCACCAAACGGACTACCACCAACCAATAAGTAGTCCACCAGACGGACTACCAACATCCACCAAACGGACTACCGACATCCGCCAAACGGACTACCAACATCCGCCAAACGGACTACAAGTAGTCCACCAAACGGACTTGAATAAGACAGAAGACATTTATGAAGACACTTTTGAAGACACTTTTGAAGACAGTGAGCACCAAGAGCATTCTGCCTATATATGCAACAACGATGAATATCACCCAACAGATGAAAAGCCACTAAGTGTAGACATCGGCCTTTCGCCTGTAAACGGCGAAGGCCTATTGAAAATGTCTGCTGAATTGTCCCAAGATGGTATTGAGACAGAACAAGGTATTGTGGCAGAGGATAGTACTGTGGCAGAAGAGCATCTTGTTGCAGAGAGTCTGTGTGGCGGTGTTCCGCCGATTCCTTACTGTGACTGCGACGATTACTCTAATTGGGGTAGCTGTGACCATCGGTGGTCGAAGGAACAATGGTCGAGGTATTGGGAGGAACGTGCTGAGGCAGCGAAGGTGCCAAAGGTTCGTGCCGTCTTCACCCCGCCACCCAACTGGAAGAGTAAACGGAGTGGCTTGCAGAACACCACAGAGACCGAGGCAGGCCGATGAGCACCCAACTGACCAATGAGCGCGAGTTCACAATCGGCGACGTGTCAACAACCCCCTCAGACGAGATTCGGAACCGTGAAGACGGCTACGCACGACGTCGTCAGCGCGGGACGGGTCGAGTCGATGATATGGAGGCAGCATGGTACACGTACCTTGCTATCGACGAATCTGAGGACCTGTTTAAGGAAATCCGCCAGTACGCGTATCAGCAGATGCGCGAGAAACTAACCGTTGACGATCCCGACGACCCAACCGGCAAGAGAACGTTCCAGATCGGCACATCGAAGGTAGGCGGCCCAGACGACTACGCGCAGGAAATCGCTGCACTCGTGTGGCAGAAGCTTCCTAAGTTCGAGGGAACCTACCCGGAGTTCCGCGTGTGGCTCAAAAATATCTGCATCAACTATCGAGCACGAGCCAAAGAGGACGTGGCCGAGGACAAATATGAGCAGGTTCCGCTTCAGGTCGAGATCGACAACGACGGCGAGCCGGAGACCATCGACAACCCGTTGCTCTATCTGTCGTCAGGCTATGCCTTCAAGGAGAACCTTCCCGCCAGCATAGAGGGGGAGGATCGCGAAATCTGCACTTGGATCAACGACGGCAAGACATATGCGGAGGTTGGCGAACGGGTGGGGTTGACCGAGGCAGCAGTGAAACAACGTGTGTACCGTATCCGTGGGCGAATGCGAGAGGAGCGGCAGGCGAGGCGCGAACGGGTAGCTGCCAAAGATACAGCCGAGCGGGAACGTCAGACGTACAGGGCGCGGCAGAACCGGGACTACATCGACGCCATCTACGCGCGGCTGAAGCGGGATGACGAATAGTCAACAACTTACGCAGCACCCGGAAAATAATTTGAAAATAAATTCACGTCCGTGTTACATTTAGCCGTTTTTAAGTGATCTATAAGTGTAAGGCAAGTTTACGAGGGAGAGTTACCAACGACTTTCCCTCTGCACAAACTGCACACCCAGCAATCGCCCGTCAGACTGTATCCACTCAATCGCTGCCTCTAAAGATCAATTAGGCAGCTAATCAACAGTCAACGTTAGTCAGACCCACCCAATGGACCACCTATTGTCAGTCAACAGCGAACACACAGTATCGTATACAGCGAGCGGACACACAGTATCGGACACACAGTAACGGCGACAGTCAGTGTACCCAAGGTTACTGGCGACAGCGAGTGTGACCAGCCTAGTGTGACCACCCCAATGTGACCATCTAAAGTACCCGGTTAGTGGCGACAGCTTAACGTACCCAGTTCAGTGGCGACTGGATCAAACGAAGAGAACAAGCAGTGCTCACAACGTCTGGCTCACAGCGTCTGGCTCACACTGTCTCGGTCACACTCAGCGGCGACACACAGAGACACACAGAGATAAAGTGGGTGCCGCAAGAATGGTGCAGCATTTGATGGTGTGGGGGATACGGGTCGAAAATCCTATGAAAACAAAGGGGGTGCGGACCGCGCCCAGAATGAACTTTCCTGGTGTCGATGTTTCGGCGTAAATATCAGAATTAGATACAGAGAAATAAACCTTCACCGGTTCGCGCCAACCCAGGCGCACGGCTCCCCGGCCCCAGCAACAATCCCCACAACTTGAAGTAGCAAACCACCTGTTTCCGCAGATCGCGGAGGCAGGATCGCATTCGTGTCTCTGTACACAAATTCCCAACCTTGGAGGATTCATTGAACAGCATCAAGCAATTCGCAGACATACACGGCCTGAAGGTCCGTACCGACGAGGACGGCACGAAGATCATCCCCGGCATCGACGACAGCAACATCTACGAGTACGACGCCACACACCTGGGTGTCATGTACATGGACAGCTTGGCGAAGGACCACAGCACATATCGAAAGCAATGTGTGGCAGCGGGTATGGAAGTCACGCAGGACGGCGATGACGAGTTTGCCGTTGTCTTCGACCCCAGCAATGAGAAGCAAGCAAAGTTAGCCATCAAGATTGCCGGATGCAGGTTCCCTGGTCGCAGGGTTCAACGGACCTCTGAAAACTTTGTCAACTGTGTGGCACTTGAGAGGGATACGTCTTCAGAATTCGCGTCGGCGGGCCTGGGATGACCTCTCACATCCTCCGGCACCCACAACTCGCCCGCAAGGCCATGCTCTCTCCCGATCAACTCATCGACGCAGCCGCGTGCTGGAGATCACTTGAACGGATCAACTGGACCGTAGCCCAACACCTACTTGCTGGCCGCTCCCGTAAGGAGATCGCGGTAGCAATGAAGTGGGACAGAACGAGTGTCAACAGTTTCTTGAATCAGTTCCGCAAAGAGCTTCACTGGGCTGGAATTCGCAAGGAAGCCACACCGTGAGCAATCACGAACCACACGCCAACCCAGGGAGGTGGCAGCAATGGAACCATTCACACCCAGACTCATAGACCACAAGCTGGCCACGGCTCTCGACACCAGAGACTGGCTTGCTGGCTTGCAGGCAGAACACGAACCCGATGAAGACATCTCACACCTCGTCTTCGTCCTCGACGCACTCATCGTCGAATATCGCAGGGTCATCGACAGAAAGAAGCTCGACGAGCACGGCTACTATGGGGTCCGAAACGCGCTGACCTTGGCCAGCCTGCTCTTAGAGGAGCACTTGACCAATCACGCGCTTGAACTTGCGATCTGGAGCTATGACCAGACTCCGACGAACGCATACGAGTTGATTGCGGTCGTGTTGAACGATGCTGTCATGCAGTTCACGGAAGCCCTCGATAAAGGGCGCATGAGAAACTACACGCCTCTGACCGACGTAGAACTCCGCGCTGTCCTCAGCCTGCTTTAAGAAACCACCACAACAGATTCAACCTGCTCACGCGTGTATTCCATGCGAACGCCCCCGTGCGCTCAACGACCACCCATCGAACCTAAACAAAGGGAAAACACACAATGCAGCCTCTAGAGAACGACATCAGCGAATTCAGGACGGTAGATGGAGCAGAGAAGGCGGTGACGGCATGAGGCGCACGAGCGTGAAGCAAAAGCTTTTGAAGGGAACTTTGCGAGCAGATCGTGTCCGTAATGAAGCGCAGTTCACCATCGGTGCAACCTGTCCCGCCTACTTGTCCAAAGAAGCCAAGCGCGAATGGCGCAGAGTGGCTCCTGAGTTGACGGACCAGGGGATTCTCACTGAGGTGTCATCCAACCTGCTCGCAAGCTATTGTGCAGTTTATGCACTCTGGCGCGAAGCCCTGCAAGATATCGCGACCAAGGGTCAGGTGCTGATGGTTGAATCCACGACGCGCACGGGGCGCACAGCGGTTCCCAAGCAAAACCCGGCTGTGAGGTCGCTGCTGCAACTTCAGACCGCGATGCTGTCCTCCGCGAAGCTATTCGGACTTGACCCGCTGAGTTCGCAGAACGTCACCGCCAACCCCATCCCGCAGGACACCGGCAAACCCGATCCTTTGGCGTCACTACTGGGTGATCCGTCGGCGCAATTTGAAGGAAAACACTAATATGGCAAGCAACTTTCTTACTCGCGCCTTCGGACGCGCCGAACAAAGTAACACTGCTCTAGAACGTCGGGATGTCATGGACGTACCCGGCAACCTGTCAAACCCCGCTGCAATCGCCGCTCTGCTTCAAGGTGGTGGTCGCAGCAATTCCTCTAACGAGATCGTGACCGACTACACCGCGCAGTCGATAGCGGCCTGCTATACATGCGTCAGAATATTGAGTACGAGCATTGCAACGCTCCCCTGCAAGCTGTACAAGACCCAACAGACCGGGACAAAACAAGAGGACACAGCGAATCCTTTACACCGGATTCTCACGTTGGAAGCCAACCCAGATACATCAGCGTTTTCAATGTTTGAAACCTTGATCGTCCACACGGCGATTCGGGGCAATGGCTATCTGGAGATACAACGCAATGGTGCCGACGAAGTAGTTGCGCTCTGGAATCTCGATCCTCGACTCACGGAGCCTACCCGTCTGCCCAACAATCGCGTGGCATACCGCACAACGGACGGCGAGCAAGCAGGCAATTACCGCATCATCCCTGCTCGCAACGTGATTCACATTCCGTGGAACTCTTGGAATGGCGTAGTGGGTCAGTCACCTATTGCTTGTCTGCGTGAGACGCTGGGACTAGCCCTCTCGATGCAGAAATTCGCCGGGCGAAGCATGGTCAACAATGGCAGTCCCAGCCTAATTTTGAAGATGTCCGGCGCTGCTATGAGTCCTGAGGACAAGACGAGGGCTCGCCAAGATTTCGAGTCCATCGCGACGGGAAGCAATCAGAGAAGGCTCTTGGTGCTGGACCCAGATCAAGCACTTGAACCCCTCGGATTCAATCACGCCGACCTCGAACTTTTGCAGCAGAGAAAATTCACAAGAGATGAGGTGGCCGCCGCGTATTTTATCCCGTCCTACATGCTGGGTGATAGTGAGAAGCTTACACGCGGAAACGCTACAGAACTCTCTTTGGGCTTTGTCCAGAACACGCTGTTGCCGATCACGCGTCAGCTAGAGGTGGAGTTCAAGCGCAAGCTGATCCCGCAGGCTAGTGCGGCGCACATCTCTTTCGATTTGCGTGAACGGCTGAGAGGTGACTTCGCGGCCACGCTGGAAGCCTTCAGTGTGGGCAGGCAGAACGGCTTCTACTCGACCAATGAAGTGAGACGTGAACTCGGCGAAGACCCCATTGGTCCTGAAGGCGACGTGTACACCGTCCAGGTGAACATGACCAACCTTGCCAACATGCTTCCCGGTAAAGCTGACGATGATGGCCAGCTAGACCAGAACGGTAGTGACGATACCCCGCCAACCAGCTTGAATGACGGCACGACCGAAGGCACAGCAATGCGGAACCTGAAGACGGCGTACCTGCCCCTGTTCCGCGATGCCGTGACCCGCTCTGTGAACGGTGGCAATGTATCCGCATCATTCGGGCCTGCTCTTGAGTCGCTGGCAGAGCTACGCAAGATCGACGATGAGGACAAAGCACAGTTGCTCGCGGATATGCTCACGAAGATAGAGACCCGTTCTTCCAAGTGGGTACTCGACAACGTTGACTCTATCGCTGCCACGGAACTTCAGAAGGCTGTGCGCTCCATCGTGTTCGCTATCCATGAGCAGGCAGCACGGAAGGAACTCGCAGCATGAGCGGACAGCGTTTCGATTATGGAATCGCTGCTCTCAGCGACCTACGCGGTGAACCAAACCCTTACCGCGACATCAATTATCAGCCGTTCGGGTCGTACTTCTTCATCAGCAAAACGACGCCGTACTTCGAGACGCTTGAAGAAGCGATGACAGCACGCGACGCACGCGAAAGGAAAGCATGAAGACCAACAAAGAAATACGCGCTCTGTCGACAGCGACTGAGATACGTGCCGTAAAAACAGACGGCAAGATGCGCCTCAGTGGACTCGCGATCCCCTACGGTGTTCGCTCTACCGATCTTGGAGGATTCGTCGAGATCGCGAAGGCTGGACTCGTCACTCGTTCTCTACGCGAGCAGCCGGACGTGTTAGCACTGAGAGATCACGATGGCAGCAAGCTGTTGGGCAGGACGAGTGCAAACACACTCACACTGCGCGATACGCCATCGGGCCTTGCCTTCGACCTCGTCTTACCAGACACGGAAGTGGGCAGAGATACGTATGAGAACGTCAGGCTGGGCAACCTCTCAGGCGTCTCCTGGGGATTCAACACGCGGAAGGATTCATGGGCGCAGGTGGACGGCCAAACCGTCCGCACGCTGCATGACATCGACCTTGCGGAGATCAGTCCCACATCGTTCCCCGCGTACGGCAAAGCTACCTCAGTGTCGCTCCGTTCTTGTCCCCCAGAGATTCGTTCGCTGCTGAGTGACCTGGGAGACATCATCCTCGGTGGCGATGATGACGACAAGGATGACGACGAAGAGTGTCCATGCGGTGAGCACGACGAAGACGGGAAGTGTACCTGCCCTGACTCCGAGGACCAAGACAGCGATGACACCCGTCACGCTCGTCTGCAACTAGCTATCCGTCGCATTCGGTAGCCCCCTAACAAGTTTCCGCCATTCTTGGGCAGCCCTGACGCGTGATTGAGTTCACGCGCTGCCACACCCTACAACTCATCGCAGGCTCCAGCGTCGTTGACTCGACGTGATCGCACTCGTGCGCCTGCACTACGCGTAACCATTACGGTTACAAGAAAGAGTTACACATCATGGCTACATTGCTTGAACTTCGCCACCAGTACGGCGTTTTGATGACCCAGGCGAATGAGATCGCGACCAAGGGATTCACCACGGAATCGCGTACCAAGTTCGACCAGATGATTGCTGATTCGGATGCGCTACATGCAGACATCCAGCGTCAGGAGCGCATGGACAAGTTTGCCACTGAACAGCGTGCAACGGCTGCTCCCCCGCGTGCCGGATTCGAGACACGCACCGAGGACCAGAAGCAAACAGAAGTACGCAACTTCACGCACTGGATGCGTACAGGTGAGAAGCGTGACATGGGCGATGCCGCTTCCGGCCTCACTACCGGGTCGCAGTTCGTGCCGACTCTCATCGCGCCCCTGGTCGATGCGAAGGCCAGCTACGGGAACCTGCTGGACTATGTCAACATCTTCAGGACGGAGACAGGCGGTCAGATCAACATCCCCCTGACCAACGACACCGGTTCCACGATTTCTCTGATCACAACTCAGGGCACGTCCGCGACCACTTCGACCGATCCCACAGTGTCCAGCGTGCCTAGTAACACAGACACCGCACAGACTCTGCTCAAGATCAGCAACGAACTCTTGCAGGACAGCTACTTCGATCTTGAAAATTGGGTTCGGACTAAGCTGAACGTTCGTTGGTCACGTGGATACAGCAACTGGATTTCGTTGGGTAACTCCTCGAACGTGGCTGCTCTCGCGGCCAACGGTGGCGTGACCTCTGCTGCATCCGGTGTGGTTGCATATCCTGACCTCGCGGCGCTGTATGGCAGCTTGGATCAGGCATATGCGGGCACGGCAAGCTGGGTGATGTCTTCGACCACACGTGCAAGCCTGATGGGATTGGTCTCGACCACTGGTCAGCCGATCCTTCAGCCGTCTGCGAATGGCGATCCTTTCGGTTCGATCTTCGGTCGTCCGATTTGCTTCGACAATAACCGTCCGACTATCGCCGCAGGGCATGTGCCGATTCTCTTCGGTGACCTGTCCGAAGGTTACACCGCGCGCATCGCTGGCTTCGCTGTGACCCGCTTGTCAGAACTTTTCGCACTTAGCAATGAGACAGCGTTCGTTCTCTACTCCCGCGTAAGCGGTGTGGTGACCGATGCTGGAACTCATCCTGTGAAGGCTCTGACCGTCCACGCATAAGTAGCTAGCAACACAACCAAGGGGCTGGCTTCGGCTGGCCCTTTGCTTTTCAACTTACCTCTCACCTCTTACCTAACCTCTCATGGAGACATGCATCATGGCATATATCGACAGCGGCAATCGTCGCTGGCTTGGCATCAACTACTGGCAGGGCAAGTACGCTGCTGTCATCAGCTTCAACCACACGAAGATCAATTGCGGAAAATTCGACACCATAGAGGAAGCAGCACGAGCACGCGACCGCAAGGCGTTAGAGCTATACGGTGACGCAGCCGAACTCAACTTCCCCGAGGAGTACAAGCGATGATTATCACGACCACAGCAGGGGTCTGCACTCATCTACTCTTCGACACCAAGCAGCCGTTCGCTGGATTCGTGACGGCTGATGGCACCCCCGCATTCTATTGCGCCCACTGTCTCTGTGAACGTC